GTATATCGAGATGCTTAGTTCCCCGCCTCGGAGTGCCCTTCGGAATACATTGGTATACGAAGGAGCATCAGAGCACGAGCACATCATATCTCAAAGTGAAGCAGAGCAGCGACGTTGACGAGTGGTATACAACGAATGACATGGTAGACCGCATTCTTCCATACATTCCCGACTTCTCAACGGTGTGGTGTCCGTTTGACAAAGAGGACAGCAATTTCGTCCGTCGGTTCACCGAGGCTGGCATCAACGTCATTTTCTCGCATATCGACGATGGACAGGATTTCTTTGAATACGAACCATCGGAGCACTACGACTACATCATCAGCAACCCTCCGTTCTCGCGGAAGGACGATGTATTCGAGCGGCTGTTCGCATTGAAAAAACCGTTTGCGATGGTCATGTCCATGAACAACATCTTCGACAGCAAGCGACGTTATGCGATGTTTTCGCAGAACGAGTTTGAAATCCTTGTCCCGCACGGACGCACGAAGTTCATCCGAGGGGGGGCAACGGCAGAGTCAATGTATGCCCCTCCGTTTCAGTCGGTGTATGTCTGCCATGACATGCTGCCGAAACAGATTGTGTTCACAGAGTGATCCGCGCATAGACAGAGGCCCAGCCGAGAATTGTCTTTGCGCGGCGATGTTCTTCCGAAGCGAGTACCGCGCCGAGGCATCGGTGAGGTCGCAATGGAAAACCTCGTGGGAGAAGCGTCGCTCCAGCACGACGATAAACAAAGCTGGCGACGGAAACGATGGCGCGGATGTGGCTACCCGCGCAGGGGCCGCAAGGCTCTACCCCAGCAGACGTTAGGAGGGGGCATCGGGGAATAGAGGTTTCGCCCCGATATGCCGGGTTGTTGTCACATACTAGTCAATGGGCAACCGAAAAAGACCCGAGCGCTGCATCGGCGGATCGGCGCGGACACACAGACACGCTGGCTGACGTAGAATCAGCAAGTGGATGCAGACGCAGCATCTGCGATCTCATCGGTGGGTGAGCTGAGTGGTGAAAGCATCGGACTGTAAATCCGTGACGCAAGATACATCGTAGGTTCAAATCCTACCCCACCGACCATATCGCTCGGTAGTTCAGTTGGAAGAACAGGAGAATCATAATCTCTACGTCGGGGGTTCGATGCCTCCCCGAGCGACCAACTTTGAGTTGCTATAGCCGTACCTTGCAGGGCCCGCGTGCGGACCCGTTGGAAAAAGCCGTGACGAATACGGTTCATCGGACTAGGGATGAGGTTCGCCGATGACGTCTGGACTGTGGCGTAAACAGTTAAAGGGCGCAAGCCCTCTTATGCGTGGCAACGGGGATCACTCCTGCGCCGCGCTATTTTTATGCGTACCGTTATACCGTTATACCGTTATACCGTCATAGAGGTATACCGTTATACCGTTATAGCGGTATAGAGGTATAGAGGTATGGAGGTATAGAGGTATGGTAAAGAAAAGACCATCGGCTCCACCGCCTCCGGGAAATGACAAGGCTTTCATCACGGGCAACAACAAGACGCTCATCGAAGCGTACAACATCGCACCGCTCATCCGCGACAAACGGATGAAGGGCGAAAGCTACCGCCTAATCACGAAGGAAATCAATGATTCGGGTGTCATCCCCGGAGGGTACAAGATTTCGCACAACACGATTGCGCGGTGGTGCAGAAGCAACGGCCTCGGCGGGGACATCGAGGTTCCCACCGAGAACAAGATGGTGAACGTCTACGGCACGAAGGTTCAGGCATTGAATCTTGTGACGAGCGCGATTGACATCATCACCGTTGCCCTCGATGAATTGAACAAGAAGCTCGGCGACGGAACCTGTGACATCAAGGAACTGAAGCAGACCATCGATATGCTCGACCGAATGACGCTGCGCCAGCAGACGTTATCGACGGACATCGGTGAGATTCAGGAGAAGGTCTACACGTATTCCACCGTCGCGAGGGCGATGAACATCATCAATGACATCTTAAAGGTGCGGCTCAACGAAGATGACTACAACGCAGTCATGGATGCGTTCAGGGATAACCCTGCACTCATCGAAGCGTTGCGGAAGATTGCGCCGCCGAACGTATAAGGAGAACGACGTATGAGTATGGAAGAACGCGACCGCAAACCCCGTCATGTGAAGAAGGGGAAAGACCTGCGGAAGCATGTGAAGTCCCGCGATGACAAGCGCTGGGCAGACAAGGAAATTTTCGAGTACAAGACGAGGTAATTATTTGAACGAACTTCTGACTTTCGATGGCGGCGTGTTCAGCAACGTCCGCATCGTGAAAGATGGTGGATGCAAATGGTATGTAGCGAATGACATCTGCGATGCCCTCGGTATCAAGCGCGGCAGGAATGCTATGGCGCGGCTCGACGATGACGAGCATACGACAGTCACCGTAGAGACATCGGGTGGCAAGCAGAAAGTGAACGCGGTAAGCGAGGCTGGGGTCTATCGATTGATCCTCGGCAGTCGCAAGGAGTTCTCCCAGAAGTATCAGCGGTGGATTGCTCACGACGTACTCCCGACAATCTCTCGGGACGGTCGGTACGAGCTGCGGCTGAACGAACGGATCGACGGGCTCGAACGGATGCTCAAAGAATCTGGCATCGTGAAGCCGTACATCAATCCGAGCTACACCTTCGAGAACTTGAAGACGCGGTTCATCGCAGCCGTCCCCGGCAGTCGTGCTCGGGACTTCTACGATGCGCTCGGCGAATGGTATGGCATCCGCGTTCCCTACGCACGCAATCTGCATATCACGGTCAAGGAATGGCTGCTCCAGCATATCCCGCTGGAAGTCATACAGGAGTTCGTGGTCGGCGTGGAGACGCATACGATTGTGCGTAGCCACGCTGGTTACTGGGTGTCGCTCAATGGCGTGTTCACGAATGACACGGAATGGGAGCGGACGAAGCATGAGTTCGATGATGCCTGCGCGTACTGCGGTGCAAAGGATACGCCGCTGATTGCCGAGCATGTCATTGCGAAATCGGAACTTAGTAAGAAAGCGCCGGGCCGCGTCGATCTCGTGGAGAACATCGTGCCGACCTGTGCGCGGTGCAATGGCAGCAAGGAGACGAATCCGTGGAAGCCGTGGTATAAGAAGCAGAAGTTCTTCGACAACAAGCGGCTCCATCGTATCGAGAATCACATCAACAAGTATCACATCGAAGGGAAGAGATAACCGTGGCAAATGCAATGAAGCAAATCTTCGGCGGCAGGCTGCGGAAGAACGATGGTGAAGCACAGAGCATGCGCGATGTTTGCGCGACGGACTTCAAGAGGTTCTGTGAATATTACCTCGCAGAATCCTTTCCCTCCCCGTGGAGCCCGTTCCATCTCTGGCTCATCGACAAGATCGAGGACGTGGTTCTCCGACACAACGACGAGGAAACGCGGAACGTCGTTGCAGCGCCTCGCGGTCATGCGAAGTCTACGATTACGAGCTTCGCGTTCCCGATCTGGTGCGCGTGCTACGGCTACAAGAAATTCATCGTCATCATCTCTGCGACTGGCCCTGTGGCAAAGCAGTTCATCATTGATATCCGCAATGAGCTGGAGTTCAATGACAAAATCATTCGCGACTTCGGACGGATGCGGAATGATGACATCTGGAATAGCAATGAAATCTTTACGCAGTCGAAGACGTTCATCGCGTCGAAAGGCGCTGGCGCACAGATGCGCGGTATGAAATTCAACTCTACGCGACCAGACCTCGTTATCCTCGATGACTTGGAGACAGCCGACGAGGTATCGAGCCCGTCGCAGAACGCAGCGCTTCAGCAATGGTTCAACTCGGATGTCATGCCGATGGGTTCTGTGAACTGTTCGTTCTTCTACATCGGCACGGTGCTCTCCTACGATGCGCTGCTCTACCACATGTTGAACGACGGCGAGTATTCCAACTGGGTTCGCAAGACATTCAAGGCGGTCATCAAGTTCAGCGACAGCCCGCTCTGGAAAGAGTGGGAGGACATCATGGTTGACCTCACGCGAGGCGATCATGCCTACGCTGATGCGATGGATTTTTATCGGGAGCACAAAGAAGAGATGCTGGATGGCACGGAAGTCTTGTGGCCCGACCAGCGGCCTGACATGTACGAGCATCTGATGGAGCGTCGGCTTGCATCGGAGGAAGGGTTCGCCTCGGAGTTCCAGAACGATCCGCAGACGGAATCCACTCGTATCTTCAAAACGGACTGGCTGGAGAACAACTACTACACCGAGCATCCGCCGATTAAGCAGATGACGATTGCGATTGACCCTGCGATTGCAGGGAAGCGGTCGAATGACTTCTCGGCGATTATTGCGGTGGCGCAATGCGAGGACAACTACTTCTATGTCCTCGAAGCCAGCTTGGAGAAGCGCAGAGCAGAATCATTGCTCGACGATGCGAAGCACATCATTGCTCGGTACTACACCGACAATCCGAAGATTGTCTGTGAAACCAATCAGTTTCAGCAGTTCTTCGCGAACACCTTGCAGCGAGACTTGGTTCAGTCAGGCATCTACCTCGACTGGCTCGATTTCTTCCATTCTGGCCGCGATAGCAAAGCTGCACGCATCGAAAGCCTTGTGCCGCATATTCGGCAGGGGCATATCAAATTCAAGCAGGGACAACATGTCCTGCTTAGTCAGTTACGAAATTACCCGAAGGGACACGACGATGGGCCGGACGCATTGGAAATGGCATTGCATCCGCTCCTCGCTACGTCGGTCGCGTCGTTCTCCTTCGGTTCCATCGGGACAGACCCGAAGAAAGATAGCAGGAAGATGCTGAATCCTTTCCTGCGATGACAGGGGGTGACAACGAAAGTGTTTGAATCAGTAAAGAAATTCATGGCTGCGAAAAGCCCTCTCAATAAACTACTTCCGAACCAGTCGTATACGTACTGGATTCCGAAGGGTGGCAAGAAGAAGAAGTCGGTACTTCCGAAGACTCCGACTGTGAAGCAGCTCCGCAACTTCTCGCGTGACCCGATTGTGCGTCGTGCGATTACCATCGTGCAGGATGCGCTTGCTCGGCAGAACTATGTCATCGAAGTCATTGGCACGGGACACAAGAAGTACACGCGGGAAATCAATGCAATCCAGCGTGTCATCGAGAATCCGAACCTCGTGGATAGCCGCGAGAGTTTCACGAAGCGACTCGTCGATGATGCGATGGTGCTCGACGCGATGTGCTGCGAGGTAGCAACGACGCGCTCGAAGAACCGCTCGATTTACCTGTACCCCGTCGATGGCTCGACGATTCAGATGGTGGTTCCCTATGACTACACCGATCCCGATGCTGCACGGTATATGCAGATGCAGAGCGACGGTATGCACTACTTCACGGCGAAGGACGTTGCGTATCTCCAGCGGAACTATTTCACGTATCAGCCCTACGGCTTATCGCCGATTATGATGGCTTACCAGTACGTCCGCTACTATCTCGAAGGTATCGAGCAGGCCAATGATCGTGCGACGAACGCGACGGCAGAGTTCCTGATTTCGCTCGGCGAGGGTGTGACCGAGGAGCAGCGTCAGAAGTTCTGCGAGTACATGGAAGAAGAAATCGAAGGTACGGGGCATATCCCTGTTGCCGCTGGCAGCAAGTCGGTGGAGACGAAGCAGATCAAAGCTATCAATAGCGATGGCCTGTACATCAACTGGCTCGACAAGCTCACGCAGATTGTCGGTGTTGCCTTTGGTCTTCCTCATGAAAAGCTCGGCCTCGTCATGTCCAACGACCGCAGCACAGGTGAAGATCAGGAGAACGCGATGGTGCAGGAGCTTATCAAGCCATACGCGGGCATGCTCGAAGACCTCGTGAATAACTATGTGATTACCAATATGGGACTCGGCGGCGTTCTGAAATTCCACTATCTCCTCGAAGACTCCGAAGCGCAGAAGTCGAAGAAATCGTCTCGTGTGATGAACGAGTATTACAAAGGCGCGATTACGGAGAACGAAGTGAGGAACGAGATGGGA